GGTACAGGTTGTTGGGATCATATGCTGGCGAAAGAAAGAGGATATTTTAGACCATGCGACCGGGTCTTTGCTTGCTGCAAACGACTTCATAATATGTTGAAAGATACTTCAAAAACGAATGATGAGGTATGGAAGAAACTCGAAGGAACCGCATGCGAGAATGCACATCCACGTCCTGTGTCTACATAATAAATCTAATAAAATCACCATTTGAATCTGTATACCAAATTTTTTTTAATTTATAATTTTTATATTTAAGAGTTGAATAAATAGCTTTTATACAATTACTACATGGTTTAGACATTAGCAACGAGTCACCTTTTGAATTTGTTCTAAATATAATTATATTAATATGTTTCTTTTTTTTAGCACGTTTCAATTTATTAACACAATCCACTTCTGCATGAATATTATCAGTATTAGATTCTGACGCTTTTCCAGATAAATTATATTGGTTAAACCCGAAAGAATAAAACCCGCTGCTGCTTTAATTTAGGCGAGAAAGCTACACATCCCAATTTTGAATAACCATTATGATTATTCTTAATACTAGAACGCAAATCAACATATTCGTTAATAATGTTATACAAAGCCATATTTGTAATTGTAACTATAAATAAAATATAATTTAATATTCAATTTTTAAAGGTAGTCTTTATTTTGAACACACCATGTTTTAAAATCAATTGGATTAATTCTACATCTAACATCGTCCATATTTCTTTTTTGACAAAAGTCTTTATTATGAACATCCTTAAATTCAAACATATTTCCTAAATCATTACATCCTGGAAATCCAAATTGTCTATATGTTGTTGCTGGAACAGAAACATATTCAACAGGTTCATTTAAAACATCTGTTAAAATATTAGCCATTTCACTAACTTTTAAATGCTCGCTAGCAACACCAACATTTCCATATAATTTGTTATTTACTACATAATCGGTCATTTTAGCTATATCTAATACACTAACTAAAGGTAAAATAGAATCATTCATTGGTAAACATAATCTTCGCACACCATCATCATCTTTTTTTAATTTCATTAGATTTATTAGATTTTCATAAAAGAAACTCGTATATAAATGTGTGGAATTAATATTTAATCCATTTAAATATTTAGAAACCATACCCTTTTCATCAAAATGAGGCACTTTATAATTTCCAATAAATTCAATTGAATCATTATAATCCCGCGTATCTTCCAAAGTACTCCATACAATATGATTTACATTAGATTTAAAGGCACTATCTATTATATTTTTAGCTTGTTGAAATTCACGTTTTGAATCCATATGTTCCCAAAAATTAGTCACTACAAATACAACATCACAACCATTAAATATATCATGTAATGATTCAACATTATCAAAATCACCAATTCTTAATTTAACATCTTTTTCTAATAATTTTAACGATTTATCTGAGTGAATATTTCGTGTAATTCCGATTACTTTGTGATTATTTTTTAGAAATAAATCCGCAATAGCACCACCTTGCGCCCCTGTAATACCACATACACCAATTACAACCATATTTATATTCTATGTAAATATCTTTAAACCAATTTAAATATTTTTTAATTGTTTATGCAAGCTCCTTTACCACGTTTTCCGGCTCTTTTTGTTACATTCCATGAACAATGTGGTTTTTTACAACTCTTCTTTTTTTTCCCTTTGCATGAAGAGTTATTAGACGATGAACTAGAAGCTGCTCTAGGAGGACTTTGAACTTTCCGTTTAGAAGAACCTTTCTTTTTTCTTGGCGCCGGCCCAGCAGTTGCTCTAGATGGTGATTTACGTTTAGGAGATGTTTTTTTCTTTTTTCCTACAGTAGCTTTTTTAAGAGACGCACCTTCAACTTTCCACTCTCTAGGGGAAACTTTAGCTTCTTCAAGTAAGTATGACGTTCCACTCTGAAGGTTGCCTTGAACTGTTTGTATAAAATCATCTTCATCTAGTTCTAAATCACCATTAGAATCTACAACATCGTCTGATACATACACGCGTGAAGATTTTATTTGGGCGTTATTATAGTAAAATGTATAATTAATAGTAACTACATGTTCATCATCGCCACTACCACTAACATCGCATTTAACTTTAGTATTATTTCCTATTAATTTGGAAAATATGCTTTTAACATATTTTTTTATAAATTCTTTAGAATCATTCAAATCATATATCATTGCTCTAAATTCGGAACTTAAAGTTAATGTTAATGTATATATGGCTGTTTTTCGGTGACTCATTGCTATATTATATTAAAATAAAATAATTTAAAATAAAATTATTATCTAATTAAAATATGAATAATTATTAAATGGTAGTAGTGCAAAGTTTATGGGTTGGAAATGATTTAGGAGATATGGAAATATATTCAATAAACAGTTTTATAAATACAGGTCATGAATTTCATTTATATACTTATGAAAAAATTAATGGAATTCCAAAAAAGACCAAAATTTTAGATGGAAATAAAATAATGCCTAAAAAAGAATTATTTAAATTAAAAGAGGGATTTTTACCCTTTTCTGATATTTTTAGATATAAAATGTTGTATGAAAATGGTGGTTATTGGGTTGATTTAGATTTAATATCTCTCAAAAAATTAGATTTTAAAGAACCATTCGTATTTTCATCTGAACGCACAATACAAAAAGGGGCATATAAATTAAAAGAAAAATTTGTACCAAATATTGGAGTATTAAAAGCACCCCCAAAAAGCGATTTTTATAAAGAATTATATGAAATATGCATGGCATACCAAAAAAAAGGAACAAATAAAAATAAGATAAAGTATATGATTTTTTTACGAGAACAAATTAAAAAATACAATTTTATGAAATATGTTAAATCTCCAGATTATTTTTGTCATCTAGATTGGTGGTATGCTAAAGATTGTTTTTTAAATTTACCAAGTTATAGAGCAAAATATGGTGTACCAGGTAAAAGTATAAGTAGTATGTTTAAAAAAAATGTATATACTATTCATTTATGGAGAAATTTAGTAAATAATAAATATAAGATAGATGTTGATAATTCTAATAATCCAAATAGTTTGTGGGTTTTATTAAAAAAATATGTTGATACAAATAAAAAACCAACATTTAGAAAAACACAAAAAAAGAAAAACAATAAACACAAAAAAACAAAAAAAAAATAATTTATTATTATATATGGTATTAACTGAATATGTTGTGGCGATTCCTTCCTATAAACGACCAGAAACTCTTAGAGATAGAACGTTAAAAATATTAAAAGATTATAAAATAGATCCTAAAAAGATTCATATTTTTGTAGCAGATAAAGAACAGAAAAAAATATATGAAGATGTATTAAAAGATAAATATTATCATAAAATAATTGTCGGAAAACCAGGTATAAAAAATATTCGTAATTTTATGCCTAACTATTTTAAAGAAGGTCAACATATTTTTTATATGGACGATGATATATATGGTATATATGATTGTATAAATAAAGGAGATAAGAAAAATAAAAAAGGAAATAAATTAATAAAATTAAAATCATTAAAAGATTTAATTAATAATGGATTTAAATTGGCTAAAATATCTGGATTAACAAATTGGGGTGTTTACCCAGTATACAATCCTTTTTTTATGAAAGCAAAAACTAATAATTTAAATGATTATGTTGGAACAAAATTATGTTATGTTATTGGATTTTTAACTGGTGCAATAAATAATAAAAAGGCTGAAATTAGAACAATTGATGATAAAGAGGATTATGAACGAAGTATTAAATATTATTTAAAAGATGGTGGGTTGCTAAGATTTAATAACATAACGTGTGATACAAAATGTTATAAAGAACCAGGTGGTATGCAAGTAGAACGAACAAAAGAAAGAATTCATGATAGTGCGGTTTATTTAACAAAAGAGTATCCAAATTTATGCACATTAAATACAACTAAAAAATCTGGTTTCACAGAAATTAGATTAAATGATAAACGTGATTCCAAACATGAATTTATGATAACCAATAATGGAAAATTAAAAGAATTACCTAAAAAAAAAACGTTAAAAGCCAAAAAGAAAAAGGCTAATAAAACAAAAAAAAAATAATATACTATTTTAATGAGCAAAAAAATATCATACGCGAATACAGTCAGACGAAGCACTAAATTAGATATCGAAGAAATACCAATTATTGAGTGGTTAGTACATCATGGATTAGAAAAATTTTATTATACTATTTTTGTAGAAAAACATATTCTTTATAAATGGCCAAGTGGCGAGCCTTATCCATATGAATATAGTCATTTGTTAACAAATATAAAAACAAATGTAGATTTATTATTTTCATTTCATGATGGGTTTAAATTTAAAGATGCTATAAGTATTCCAGTTTCAAGAAAACTATATGAAATGAATTCTTTAGGACAAATAACACAAGAACAAACAATGGATAAACAATATGAATATCAGTTTTTAAAAGCATTTGAATTATTACTAAGTCAAAAAATGGAGTACAAAGCAATGTTAAGTTTATTTGGCAGAAACCCATCAAAGGCAACTTATAATGAAATTATTGAAACTAATCTTGATTTTTTAGATACTTCTAATTGTAAAGCCAAAAATATTTTTAAATCGGTGATTATAGAAAAATTAAAATTAATTAGTTTTGATGATTTAGAGCATTGTAACTTTTCTATATTAAGAATATTACTATCATTGCCAATTGAAGAAATACAAAAATTTATGGTTTACACTACAAATAAATTAGTACATATTAAAAATGGTTTAAAGACATCATTTACTAAATCGCAATTTAATAGATTTATCGATAATAATGAGAGTTTAAAAGTATTTGAATCATGCTATAATAATTATGATTTAAATTATGTTAATAAATCAATAAAAGATAAATTTAATGCTACATCATTTTCAACAGCCCATAGAATGGAATTGGTTCCATTTATTTTTAATCCTGATAAACAAATTGACGCAAAAATATCGGATAAAATATACACTACATTTTTTCCAGATGAAGATCATATTTACATTGATTCGCAATTTAAAAAAATAATAAAAATAATACCACATACCATTATGAATGATGCTTCATTAAAAAAAAACAATATACGAGTTTTTTTTATTCAAGGACATGGAGCAAAAGTGGCTACAACAAAATATAATTTAAAACCAAGGGTAAATTTTGAAACAGTGTTCGCTAATATTAATGCAGGCCAACGAAAGGATTATAAAAAATTTTATCATAAACCACACAGATACAACGCAAATCGTTTTAATATAATTTCAACTCAACCAGTTGGTCGTAAATCTATATTTGCAATCCTTATATTACTAATACAAATAATAAGTTCTAAACATAAAAAATCATTTTTACTTGGTTTGATTAATGCTAATACAATAGAGCATTTGCGTATATTAGAAAATATAGTAAATATGTATTGGCAAAATTTTTGTATTGATGCAAAAGTCAAGGACTGGGAACAGGAGCCTTTGCCAGAACATTTTAAAAAATCAAGGTTGAAAAGGTATGCGGATGATAAAAGGTTTGATTATTTCAAAAAAACGGAACAAACAACAACTGATATTGTAAATTTTGTTAAATATAGTTACAATTATACACCAATAAATACAGAGTTTTATTTTCAAACGGAGAGTGTTAGAGAAGGACTAATTGGGGTTTTTGAATTAAATGAAGATACAGCTGATGATTTAATTAAATTAGATAACAAAATAATTTCTAAAGTATCAAAAGATAAGAAATTACATTTAGGATTAAAATTAAATGAATTATATGATTATAAAGGTGATATACCAGAAAACACTGATAACATTTTAAAATACAATAGAGCATTGAAATCTAAATCAACTAATGTCTATACATTAGAAGAACTAATGGAATTAATATATTTGAAAGGCGATATTAAACCAAATGAACAAGTAATAATATTTGATAACGCATGTCGTGGATTAAGACCTCCTTTCTCCGTCCCCGTTAAACCACTGACTGGTTTTGATATAGGAAATACAATTGATAGTTTGAGTGATATAGGTAAAAGCAGGACACTATTTCTTAGAGCATCATCAATGGAAGATTCATTAGAAGCATTAAAGACACCAGGGCAGCAGCTTGGTCCTCGTGCTACTAATACTACTACTAATGCTACTACTGCTGGTGGTTCAAGAAAGAAAAAAAGAAACCGAAAAACAAAAAAGAAATTAAAAATTAATTAAAATTTAACTTAAACTTAAAGTAATATTATTGATTAATGATTATATTTTGTGATGGTATATTTGATTTATTTCATGAAGGTCATGTAAATCATTTTAAAAAAATTAAGGAAATGTTTCCAAATAGTTTTTTATTTGTGGGAGTTTTAAATGATAAAATTTCTACTAGTTATAAAAGAATACCTATATTTAGTGAAGATAAGCGTTTTAGTTTTGTTGATTCCTGTAAATATGTTGATAAAACTACATTAGATTATCCATTGATAATGACAGAAGAATTTATAACTAAACACAATATAGATTTAGTAGTACATGCTTTTTCAAATGTTTCAGATTATGAAAAACAATTTAAATATTTCGAAGTTCCAATACAATTAAATAAAATGAAAGTATTAGAGTATAATAAAGGAGTTAGCACATCATCTATTATTAAAGATATTAAGTCTTTTAATATAAATAGTGAAACTGATGAAAATAAAAATGGATGGGATAAAATATGGGAATTAAAGGGAAAAGAATATTCAAATAATTTAGAGTCATTATGTGGTTATGAAAATACTAATTTTGATAGCAATATATGTTATAAAACTATAATGTATACTTTAGATATTAAACCACATGAAAGAGTTTTAGAAATTGGATGTGGTTCAGGAACTTTTTCTAAATTATTTTCAATAAATTTTGATTATTTTGGAATAGATTATTCTAGAAGTTTAATAAATAAAAATATTTCATTAACAAATAGTAAAGTATATAATTGTGAGGCTATAATACTACCATTTAAAAATAAATATTTTAATAATAGTTTTTGTGTATCTGTATTTGAGTATTTTCCAACAAAAGAATATGCATTCAAAGTATTAGATGAAATAGAGCGCGTAACTAAAACATCAATATATATAGTTAATATTCGTTCAAAAACCCATGAAAATAGACCAGAAAAATATAAATATAATGAATCACCAAAACATTTAATTTTTACACATTATGATTTTATTAAATATGGCTATTCAATATGCGATGCTACTTATGAAAAAGAAAGTAGATTTAGTGCTCTTAAAAAAATATAATTATATTTATATAATGAAAGTAATAATTTCTATATTATTATTTGTATTTCTATTTATATTTGTATTTAATAGTATTGAAAAATTTGATTTAAAATTTGTACATATTCCAAAAAATGCTGGCACATCAATAGAAAATAGCGTATTAAAAAATAATATTAAATGGGGGTTTAGAGATTGGAGTAAAAAAGAAAATAATAAATTTATTGAAAATTCATGGAAATCATTTAAAAAAAAAGGAAAATGGTGGAATAGATCTACGAACAATACTTATAAAGATACAAAAGGTTGTTATCCTTGGCATAAACCACCAGATGAATTAGGAAGAACTATATATACTAAAGATGATGAACTATTATGTGTAGTTAGAAATCCATATACTAAAATTATAAGTGCATATAAATATGCGAATGGAAAAAAAGCATCAAAAGAAGGATTGAATACATTTATTAAAGATAAATTAACACATTTTAAAAAAAATGAAAGATGGAATGGATGTCATATTTTACCACAATATAAATATACACATGGACATATTAAATGTGACCACATTCTAAAGTTTGAAAATTTAGATAATGATTTCAAAAAATTAAATGAAAATAAAAATATTACTAATATTAAATTAGACAAAAATAATAAAAGTAATTCTAAATTAAATATAAATGATTTAACACAAGAATCAAAGGATTTAATTTATAAAGTATATAAAAAAGATTTTGAATTATTTGGTTATAAAAAATAATATATTATTATAATGATTATAGGATATGCATGTGGTGTATTTGATTTATTACACATTGGTCATATAAATTTATTAAAAAATGCCAAAACAATGTGTGATAAATTAATTATTGGATTATCGACTGATGAATGTATAAAATACAAATTTAAAAATACAATTATAAAATATAATGAACGAAAAAAAATATTAGAGTCTATAAAATATGTAGACTGTGTTATTCCACAAACTGATACTGATAAATATGATGCTTGGAAAAAAATAAAATTTAATATTTTATTTGTTGGGGATGATTGGTTTAATACTGATAAGTGGATTAAATATGAATCACAATTAAAAAATCACAATGTAAAAATAGTTTATTTTCCATATACTAAAGAATGTTCTACAACTATTATAAAAAAAAAAATAGTAAATATAAATAATATTTTAATTATTTTTGATTTAGATAAAACAATATGGAATTTTTATACAAATCTTCTAACAGATGAAGAATTTAATTTAAAATTAAAAAATTATATTTTTACAGATGATATTATAAGAATTTTTAAATATTTAAATATAAATAATATAGAATATGGATTTGCTTCTAGATCAAAATATAAAAATAGATGTAAAAAATTATTAAAAAAGTTATCAATTAATTTAGAAGAACATCCAAATCATATTGAATGGACAACTGAAAAAACAAAATTACCACATATTAAAAACATTATAAAAAAAACGAATAAATCACCAGAATTTATGGTTTTATTTGATGATGATATTGAAAATCTGAATAGTGTAGAACATTTAATTAAATATACTAAACTTGTTGATAAGAACATAAATTTAAAATTTGAAGATTTTATTGATGTTTTATATAATTTAAATTAGTTAAATTTAGTATTTTTTTTAAATATTAAATTATAATGAGTATAGAATTTAATTTGGATAAATCAATTGATGAATTTTTAGCATTTCAACATCTTTATTCAAATATTGGATGGACGGAGGGTATACATAATAGAAAATACGATGAATATTCTGAATGTCCAAGAAATATAAAGGTTAACAATGGAAAAGAAGCTGTCATAGAATTAACTAAATTTAAAAATAAATTATTAAATTATAATAAAAAAATAGGCATATTAATTTCATCAGGGATAGATTCTGCGACTATTGCTAAAATGCTACCTGAAAATTCATATGCATTTTATGCTACTTATGTAGAAAGGGAAAAAGATCCTGAAATTGATATTGTTAAAAAATATTGTAAAATAAATAAATTAAATTTAATTATAGTAGATGTAAGTTGGAAAGATTATAATGATAATATTGATTATTTAATGTCTGTAAAAAAAAATCCAATACATCCATGTGAAATACCTGTTTATATGTGTTGTAAAAAAGCTAAGGAAATGAATATAAATGTGTTACTAAGTGGATGGGGTGCTGATACTCATTTTGGTGGAATGGATAAATTAATTTCTAAAGATTGGAAATTATATGATTTTAAAAAAAGATATGAATATTGTCCTAGAATTAAAGAAGATAATGAATTTCTTGATAATAGTTATAAAAAATTTATTAATAAAAATAATATTATTAACACACAGGAATTTCTTACATACAATTATCATATAATGACAATTAAATCTTTTTTTTATTTACCTGAATTATTTGGATTATTGCATCTACCATTATGGGGATATATTGGTTTAAATCATGAATTAAATATAAAAAGAGTAAGAAATGGAGAACCAAAATATGTTATATTAGAAGCATTTAAAATATTATATAAAAATGATAATATAAATATTACAAATAAAATACCTTTTACAAGACCAACCGATATTTATATGAAAGAACATTTTAATGATATTAAATATCACAATAAATTAAAAAAATATATAGATAATAATAAAAATTTATCTGCTCAACAATTATGGATGGTATATATACCATCCATAATTGTTTATAAAATAGTTAAAATTTAGGATATAATTCAGGATATTTTTTTTTGATTGTCATTGATGTACTAAATTTTATACGTCCTTCGTGAGGATATCTTTTATTAATATTTGGTAATGAAGGAGGATGTCCTCCCCAAATTTCTATACTTATTTGTTTATATTTATTAGGAACATAAACATCAATATTATCAAATTTTATTTCTTTTAATGGAAATATATCATGTTTATTTCTTTTTGTTTTATCTGGAGGACCACATATTGTTGTTGAACCATAAATTTCAGTATCATTATTTATATATTTAAATTTCATAATATCTAATTGTATTCCATTATGCCATTTATCTCTACCATCTCCTTCCTTTCTTTTATAATATGCATCTAAAGATTTTATTTTGTTAATATTTTTATTAGGCCAATATTTATCATTTTTATGTGTTTGAAACCACATATCTTTAGGAAGTTCTGACTGAATTATTTTTTCTAATTTATTATAATCTGATTCTAACATACCAACATCAATATCCCCATCCCAAGGAATCCATCCTTTATGTCTTATAGCGCCAATTAATGTTCCTCCTCGACACCAATATTTTAAATTATGTTTTCTGCATATTCTATCAAACTCTTTTAACATATTTGTCATTATTTTTTGACCTTTTTTTAAATCTAAAATATCTTGTTTAGATAATTTAGGAGACATTTCTATTTCATTACTAAAATGTAAATATAATTTATTGTTATAAATTATTAATATTATAATCAGTATTATAGATATAAGTATTTTAAAAAAATAATACATATAATATTATAATAATTTTTTTATTTATAATTACAAATATGGTTTACTTCTATCTGGTTTTGGAATACCATAATCAATATGTTTTAAATATTTTAATTGAATTGGATAATTTATTTGACCTAATATTCTATTCCATGAAATAGGATATTTTGTCCTTTTTTTGGGACATCCTAATTTTTTAAGTTCTGGATCTTGTTCATCTTTAAAATATTTTGATGGTAATCTATCATATGCTTCTCTAGAAAAAATAGCCGGATGTTTTTTTAAATCATTATAGTAATAATCCATTCGTTTATTAAGATTATCATACCATTCTTGTGTTATTTTTGTTCTAGGTTTATAAATAAAATATCCAACACCAATTAAATTTTTGTGATTTTTTTTTAATTCTTCACGTTGTATTTTATTGTATTCAAATGGATATGCAATACCAAAATTATTTGGGCCACGTAAACCAACAGCCCATATATTTTTATTATTTTCTAATTTTTTATATGAAGAATCCCATGAAGATTTTGCTTTTTTTAAATCACTATATCCACCACCATAATGATGCATTAAATAACATCTTAAATAATCTGCCTTGTGAATTGATGATAAATATTTAAAACCTTTATGTAATGGATAATCTTTTAAAATATAGTGGTGAAGATTATCTTTATTTATAACTACAACATTACATTTTGTATTTTTTTTTATAGATTCGATTGATTCTTTTCGATTATCAGTTAATTTTCCCCCCATCCATAATATAAATAATATTCTATTTTTTATATTATCAGTATATGGTGTAACTTTTATAGAATCAAAATTCTCATTTTGTTTATTATAAAATAATATTAATATAATAATAATTATTATAATATATATATATATCATATTAATGTATTATATTTTATTAGTATGTATAATAATTATTATTATATTAATATTATTTTATAATAAACAAAATGAGAATTTTAATAATAATTTTAAAATTAATAAAACATATGTAATAAATTTAGATAGTAGAAAAGATAGATTACAATCAATAGATAAAGATTTAAAAAAAATTAATTTAGAATATGAAAGATTTTCAGCTTGCGATGGTAAAAAAATAGAAATATATTCTAAAGATATTGATAAATATTTTGATAAAAATAATAAATTAACGCCAGGTCAAATCGGGTGTGCCTTAAGTCATATAAAAATATGGGAAAAAGCAATAAAAGATAACAATAAATATACATTAGTATTAGAAGATGATGCTATAATACCATCTAATTTTTGGAAAAAAATAAATAATTTAGATATAAAAAAATTTAAATTATTATTTTTACAATTAAGTAATATTAAATGTAAAAAAAAAAAAAAAAATTTATATTATCCTATTAAAGAT